ATAAATAAAGTTCAATGGCTCCGTAACTCAACTGGATAGAGTGTCAGACTTCTAATCTGAATGCTGGGGGTTCAAGTCCCTCCGGAGTCGCCAATTAAAGTATAATGGAGAAAGTGAATGTCCGCACCAAAGACTAAATCTGCTTACACCTCAAAGGGTGAGCGTGAAGCAAATCGACAGATTTCTAAGGCCATCAAGCGTGATCGGTCTGCTATTGTAAAGTGGACAATCTTACAGAAGGCTTGGTTGAAGGGTAAGAATCCTTGGTTGTCTGTTCCAAATGAGAACACGGCCGATACTCGCGCACGGTTCGTTCGCGTCCGCGCAGATACATATTGGGGTGATCCTCGCAAGGGATTCATTCACGGGTCAAGCAAGGACTAAAATAAAGCCCCTTTAGCCCAGCGGTAGAGGCAGAGGACTTAAAATCCTTCAAGGGTCAGTTCGAATCTGACAAGGGGCACCAACTCGCGCCTGTAGCATAGCGGTTAATGCTGACGGCTCATAACCGTCCGATCCTCAGTTCGAATCTGAGCGGGCGCACCAAAACAAAGGAAGTAAAATGAAAACGCCAAAGACTAAAGCGAATGATACAGTCAAGGAAGTTCCTCTAAAAATTAAAGAAGAGAAGATTGATCCTGTTGTTGTTGTTTCTGAATATGTGTCAACAGACAAGACACTCAAAGCAGTCATAAAGCAAAATCGTCTAACATCTTTGTATGAGATCGACTTCTACAAAGACAAGAAGATTGTCGCAACGGAATCATATGCGTTCCATACTCGCAGATATCACGAAGATGCTGCTGAGAATTATGTGAACGGCATTAAAAAGCTTTGATATAACGGCGTGGGTGTTGGTACACGGGAGGGCCTTATAATCCCTTTAGCACTAGATGAGTGTTCTTGACTTGGTTCGAATCCAAGCACGCCGACCAAATTTGAGGTAACATGAAACCTACTTATCTTGATTGTCTTATGCACAATCATTATTACAAAGATGACTTTAATTATAAAGAGGGCTGGGGCACACCTAAAGAAGAGTGTGATGAAGGTCTGTTGAACGACATTTGCGATTATTTCTTTCGTAGAATGGAAAGAGAGAATATAGTCAATGGTGCAGAGTCAATAACATGGGGACCAATCATTGAAACCCATAAAGAATATGCTATGGCTCTTATCAATAAAGACATACCAAAAGTTCATAATACATTAAAAAACTTATGTAATTCTCCCTTAACTAGAGGCATCTTTGGTGGAGATTTGTTGTATGAGTTCTATAAGAAGAACAAGCACGACAGAGCAATGTATGTTTTTGGTGTATTCGACAAACTTCTGTCTATATGTGAAGCTAATGGTCTAATTCCATGCTTCAATCCAGAAGACCATGAATATATAAAGATTGCATACCAAAAGCCAGAACATTTTCTAGACTTGCTTGCCAAGCACTACAAGTTTGATATATCTGCTCCGAAATATGCTGGTGGCAATCTTGGAATAAACACAGACTTTGGACTTTATAATCAGCGTGATATGTTTGCATTGTATATCGCATTGAATGTAGTAAACAAATGTCAAGATAAAAACTTGAGAATATGTGAGATTGGTGGAGGTGCAGGACATCTGGCATTCTATTTGCATAGACTAGGATTTAGAAATCTGACTATCGTGGATCTTCCTACAGTATCTACTGTTCAGATGTATTTTCTAGGCACAAACTTGTGTCGATACAATGGAATAAATTTTATGTGTACCGAAGATTTCGATGGCAACTACGACTTGATTATCAATGCCGATAGTTTCATTGAAATGAATAGAGAGTCGGCCAGTCGATATTTGAACCTGATTAAAGAAAACGGCAGACATCTGATTTCACTAAATCAAGAAACTGGACCTCATCAATTTGGTGAAGCAGGATTTAGAGTTTGTGACATAACAGATATGCCAAGAACAACTAGGCATATGTCATGGATTCGTAAGGGTTGGGTCTATGAGGAGTATCTAGGAAATAAAGCGAGAGTGACGGAATAGGTATACGTATCAGTCTCAAAAACTGAGTTTTGTGGGTTCGAGTCCCACCTTTCGCACCAAACAACAAAATGACATATTGGGAAATATACTACGGTAAATGTAAAGAGAAACCGAATGGATCTCCAGAATGTCATGCTTATTGTAAATTATGTAATGGTCTTAATTGGAAACCACTAGGACCAAAAACTTACGAAGAACTGCTAAATTTTCACAGGACACTTGACAAATTGACTTCCTTGTGATATAAATAGAATACAGAGTTAGAAAGAACGGAAATGAAATCGCATTATTGCCCAATTACGAATAATCAATTTGAAGGTCGCCCAGCATGGGCAGACGCGAGGGGTTCTATGCTTTAAGTCTTACGGATAGACTTAGTTTCTTAGAACCCCGAAGCCAAAAGTTTCGGGGTTCTTCTTTTTGAGTTATGCGTCTAGAACATAGCAGTTATGCAAAAATAAAAGTTGACTTCCTGGTTCTGAACTGCTATATTGTGTTTGTAAGTTGATTGAAAGAGTTTCCTAGCTGCGGGATAAGCAGCACCGCTGATTAACATTGTTAAGTTCCTTTTTCCTAGTGATATCAAAAACTAGGCGTACCGAATGACGAGACATCGGTGAGATTACTACGATTCGGCGTAGCCTCACATTCTATTATCACAGACACATGGTGCTGTTCCTTAAGTTGGGTAAGAATGCTTCGGCAAATCGTCATCATGTGTCTTTGATAATAGAATATTGGATAGTAGCTCCAGCGGTAGAGCGCCTCGCTGTTAACGAGGATGTCCTTGGTTCGAATCCAAGCTATCCAGCCAATTCACGGTTCGTTAGAATTAGTGCGATTAAAGTAACGAGTCGGCAGGATGCATACTGTGACCGATCTTCGCCGTGATAATAATTTGCGCCAGTAACTCAGTGGTAGAGTAGCGGTCTCTTAAACCGAATGTCGTGAGTTCGATTCTCACCTGGCACACCAATTAGAATGTAGTGTGGGTAGTAGGGCCAACTGTAAAATGGAAACCCCGATCAGCAACTCGCGTAAAAATACATTACATTCTAACTAAACAAACGGTCTTGTAGTGAATGGATATCACACCTCTCTGTCTAAGAGGAGAAGCGAGTTTGAGCCTCGCCAAGATCGCCATATATAAGAACTGGCAGCAGTCGGTGAAGCAGTATTGTGAAGTGCTGTGGAGAGTGTCAGTTCTTATAAACAAGTATAACGGAGTGTGGCTCAGTCTGGTAGAGCATTCGCTTTGGGAGCGAAGTGTCGTGGGTTCGAATCCTACCACTCCGACCAATTTGACCGATTAGTGTAACGGTAGCACAGGAGAAGTCCGAGACATCGAAAGATGGAGTAGGCGTCAAATGCTCCAGAGCGGTTCAATTCCGCACAGGTCACCAAGTCGCTGGATTACTATAGAGACGGACGGTGCACTCTGTCTCTTGTGCGTACCAGTAGAGGCGCCGCGCACCCCTCTATAAAAACGCGGATGAAATTCAAATGTAGAGCATCGGTTCTAAGAACCGTAGTTGACTATATACTCTAGAAGGAGTATTATAATGGCAGCAACTTTACATAGTCAAACAAGAAGACTTTCGGATGAACAAGTTTTCGTTGAAAATTCACAGTATGCTCGGCATCATATCAAGCGCCGTGTCATAGAACAACAGATGATTCCTTACCGTTGTGCATCTTGTGATAATGACGGTACTCATAATGGTAGACCTCTTGTTTTACAACTTGATCATATGAACGGCGTGAATGATGACAATAGATTAGAGAATCTCCGCTTTCTCTGTCCTAACTGTCATTCACAAGAAGATACATATGCAGCAAAGAATAGAAAGAATGCTGCACGAAAACCTAAAAAATATTGTTAATATCAGTGTAGTGTAGTGGTAACACGTTGATCTCCAAAATCAAAATCCAGGGTTCGAATCCTTGCACTGGTGCCAATAAAATGGGCGTGGTAGAAGTCCACTGTATGGGTTGTTGACCCTAGCCCGTTTAGAAGAACGGTAACAGACCGCGAATCTGTGAGAACATGTGTGTATCGCAAACATACATTAAGTATCCCTATGATAAAAATGCTGGTCTCCGTTAAGAGCGGGCAGCAGGGAGCGTTCTTCTAACTCAATTCAAGAAACGTGCCCTTTACGGTTGAAATAAACTAGGGTGTTACTGAATGATTTTCTCTCTTCGGCCGATTAAAGAGAGACCGTTAAATAAGTAACCGTTTGCCTGACTGCGATAGTGACAGGAGCTATTAATAGGGCCCTTAGTGATAATGGGAGCACATCGCCTTTGCACGGCGAGGGTAAGAGTTCGATTCTCTTAGGGTCCACCAATAATGATCTGACTACGTAGCAGCAGTGCGCGTCATGAATGTCAGACAGTCAGTCGAATAACTGTGAGATTGACATCAAGTTTGATCTGTCACCATCGCACAGGACGCCGTTCGCTTGAGAACGGAATAACGTTACTGTGAATGTGTCGCCAAGTTACAGACGACATTCGAGCCGACCGCGTGAGGCTCAGCAAGTTTTGGGTAGGTAAAGCTAGTGGTTCTAGCAGTGGGTCTGTAAAACCCATCCTTAAAGGGAGTGGATCGTAACCGCACCTGCCCACCAAATTACCCGTCTTTCTAGATAAGACAGGGGAGACCTAATAGGCCCAACATGAGGGAAAGCCTATGAATACAGGATTGCTGACTCTGTTCGCGAAAGGGCTTAACCTGTAAGGTGTAACGAATATAGTAACCGCCGTAGGCCGTGGCGGTATATAAATCCGAGACTATATGTCTGTCGGGGTTGACCGTCCTTTCAGTGGGACCAGCGAAACGGTTCACAATTCAATGCCCATTAGCTCAATGGTAGAGCGCTCGACCGATAATCGAGTTACAGTAGTTCGATTCTACTATGGGCAACCAATTGCCATAAGCTAGGCGCCATAGCGAACTGGCAGTAAACAGGCTACACCCTTTCCCTCGCGCGGGGTGTCCGCATAAGCGTTTGCGTGGTTAGTCTGGGGTAAGAGTCCCAAGCTTGGAGGGATGAATTTATTTCTAGCATAGCCTGGGGCGGTAGGTGCACACTACCAAAGTACTTGTATTTTGATAGTGACTACCAAAGTACGGTTCAAATCCGTCGCTAGAAGCCAGTTTATTGGGAGATCGTCTAACGGCAGGACGTTGGATTTTGATTCCAACTATCTAGGTTCGAATCCTAGTCTCCCAGCCAATTGAACCCTTAACTCAGTGGTAGAGTAGCGGGCTTTTAATCCGTCTGTCCTGGGTTCGAATCCCAGAGGGTTCTCCATGGAGCATTCGACTATCGGTTAGGTCACATCCCTTTCAAGGATGAGAGACGGGTTCGACTCCCGTATGCTCTACATTGAAGTCCTCAGGATACTATATAGTATGTAAACCCTATTGTATCCTGAGGCTTCCTAATGTTCTATACTATCTACAAAACAACAAATCTGGTAAACGGTAAGTTCTATATCGGTAAACATAAGACCAAAGACTTGGATGATGGATACATGGGATCAGGCAAAATACTGAAACATGCCATCTCCAAGTATGGTCTTGATAACTTTCATAAAGAGATTCTTCATATATGTAAAGATGAAGCTCATATGGATTTGTTAGAAAGTATTCTTGTAGTTCCTGATGTTGAAACAAACTATAATCTATGTGAAGGTGGCAAAGGTGGTTGGAGTTTCATAAACGCACAGCCAGAGATTCGTCAAAAGAGACGGGAGCATGGCAAATCGCGTCCTCTAGAACACTTCAAACGAATGGGTAAAGCTAATGCCGAAAACACATCTCGTAGGATGAAATCTCTTCATGCCGAAGGTAAAATTCGATATGATACTTGGAAAGGCAAAAAACATACCGACGAACAAAAACAAAAGCTTTCTGCCATCATGAAAGAAAAGCAGAAAGGATCTAAAAACTCTCAATATGGAACATGTTGGATTACAAATGACCGAGAAAACAAAAAGATCAAACGCCAAGACCTCAATGCGTGGATCGAACAAGGATACAGACAAGGTCGTGTCTAATCCATTTACCATCACATCACTATCAGAAGTTGGCGCTAAGTCTATTAAGCGACTCTATGAGAAGATGGGTTATAAACATGTATCTATAAAATACGATAACAAGAAAGAAGTATATACTAATACATTCAAGTAATATTGCGGGTTAGAGAAGCGGTCATCTCGCTTGGCTCATACCCAGGAAATCGTCAGTTCGAATCTGGCACCCGCTACGCTGCATTAGTTTAATGGTAAAACATCGGTTTGTGGAGCCGATTACAGTGGTTCGATTCCACTATGCAGTACCATTGCCCTTTCGTCTAACGGCAGGACTCTGGCCTCTGACTCCAGCAATTGTGGTTCGAATCCACGAAGGGCAGCCAATTAGGAGAAAACATTATGAACAAGATTATTGGATTTACATGTTCTACGTTTGATTTGTTTCATGCTGGTCATGTTGCGATGCTAGAAGAAGCAAAGCAGCAATGTGATTGGTTAATTGTTGGACTACAAGTGGATCCTACAATTGATAGACCAGAGAAAAACAAGCCAGTTCAAAGTTTGATTGAAAGGCAATTGCAAGTAAGAGCCTGCAAGTTTGTTGATGAGATTATTGTATATTCTACAGAAGCAGAATTGCTTGATATCCTAAACATGCTGCCTATAGATGTTCGCATACTTGGTGAAGAGTATAGAGGCAAGACATTCACAGGATATAAAATCTCAAAGATGAAATACCATTTTAACAAGCGCGAACACAGTTTTAGTTCATCAGAGTTAAGAAGAAGAATTGCTGTTGAACATTTTAAAATAAATCCGGAGACGTAGCAAAACGGTTAATGTACGGGACTGCAAATCCTTGAGGTGCCAGTTCGAATCTGGCCGTCTCCTCCAAAGCACTCGTAGCGCAACTGAATAGAGCATCGGTCTACGAAACCGAAGGTTGGTGGTTTGAGTCCATCCGAGTGCGCCAACTATATACTAAAAGTGGAGGGCGTAACCACTATAAGAAATTGGAAGGTTGGTAGAGTGGTCTATTGCACTCGCCTTGAAAGCGAGAGGTCCGAAAGGATCCGTGGGTTCGAATCCTACACCTTCCGCCACTCAAAAGGAAAACGTTATGATTAGAAAGCAACTAAACATCGAAGAAGTCAAGGCATTCATCAATGCACAAACACCTGAAACAAAGGTGTATCTAGGCGGCGACTCTGAACGTTTCCAGATTGACGGTGTTTGGTATGCAGACTACATCAACGTTGTTGTTGTCCATAAGAATGGAAAGAACGGTTGTAAGGTGTTTGGTGGAATTGTTCGTGAAAGGGACTATGATCAGCAAAAGGATCGTCCACGTATGCGTCTTATGAATGAAGTCATGAAGACCGCTTCCCTTTATATGGAATTGCATGATGTATTGGAAGACCGTGAGGTTGAAATTCATCTTGACATTAACCCAAATAAAGAGTATGGTAGTTCTTGTGTGATCAACGAAGCAGTTGGATATATTCGCGGTATGTGTAACATTGTACCACTTGTAAAGCCAAATGCATGGGCAGCATCTTACTGTGCTGACCGTTACAAGGATGCAATTCAACATTTGCCTAAGGAAGATAAGGTAGCATGAAGAAGATTTTCGTTATGATGGCGGCTCTGGTTGCAATGACTGGAGTTGCTAAAGCCGAAGATGTAATCATCACGGTCGATGTCTCGGATCAAATCATGTTAGTAGAAACACCAACGGACTATTATGAGTGGAATGTTTCTACTGGGCGAAAGGGATACAATACTCCTCGCGGTGTATTTCAGCCGTATCATATGACCAAGATGCACTATTCTCGCAAGTATGATAATGCGCCGATGCCAAACTCTATCTTCTTCCTTGACGGATATGCAATACATGCAACGGATGCAATAAACAACTTAGGGCGCCCAGCATCTCACGGCTGCATCCGTCTGCACCCGCAGAATGCAAAGTGGCTATATAGAATTGTCAGCGAGTACGGTAAGGAAAACACGACGATTATTATACAGAATTAGGACAGATGGCCGAGCGGCCGAAGGCACCTCACTGCTAACGAGGCATACCCTAATAAGGTATCGTGGGTTCAAATCCCACTCTGTCCGCCAATATAGGAGAAACAAATGAGTAAAGACTGTGGTTGCGGTCGTAGTCCAGATGGCAAGTGTTGCGGTTGGCATAACTTGACAAATGAACAATATGATGCTAAGAAGAAAGAATATGAAAATAAGCAATTGAACGAATCAGCACCTCAATTGTTGAAAGGTTGAAATGGAAAAAACTACTTACTGTTTTGATGTTGATGGTACACTGACTCCTAGTCGTTCTCTAATGGACGAAGAGTTTCGCAAAGAATTTGTTGAGTTTGCAAATAAGCATGATGTATGTCTTGTTACAGGCTCAGATTATCCAAAGACATTAGAACAAGTAGGTCAAGAAGTTATTGATTCGTGTTCGTTTATATTCAATTGCTGCGGCAATGAAGTTCGTTCAAAAGACAAAGTTAGATATCAGTCTACGTGGAAAGCGGGCGGTATCTTGTTCATGACTTTGGAATATGAAAAGCGCAAGAGTGGCTTTAACATTCGTACTGGCAAACATTCTGAGATGAGAACAGGAATGGTCAATTTCTCAGTCGTTGGTCGTAATGCAGACAAAGCACAAAGAGCCTTGTATGTCGAATGGGACAATGCAACAAATGAACGAGTGCAAATTGCGGAACGTATCAGAAAACTATTTCCTGAACTAGATTGTACTATTGCTGGTGAGACTGGACTTGATATCTATCCAAAAGGAAAAGATAAGTCTCAAGTGAAGGATTGGATAGAAAACAAACTGGTATTTTTTGGCGACAAATGCGAGAAAGGCGGAAACGATTATCCTCTTGCAAAAGTGGCCGATGTAGTGTATAATGTAAAAAATTGGGAAGAGACAAGAAAAATTCTGGCTGCCTTGGTATAGCTGGTGCGTACATACGCCTGAAGAGCGTGGGGACTCTGTTCGATTCAGAGAGGCAGCACCATTAATGCGTCTTGGGAGGTGTTGGCAATCTCATCGGTCTCATAAGCCGAACAACCCAGTTCGAAACTTGGAAGACGCACCAATCGCGGGTATAGCACAGGGGTAGTGCGTCTGCTTGCCAAGCAGAAGGTCATGGGTTCGATCCCCATTGCCCGCTCCAATTTATAAATAATGAAAGACCAATCACGGTCTAATGAGGTAATAACATGCTAAACACAATTGTAGTTCTTATTCTAGTTGCAGCCGTTCTTTGGGTAGGCTGGGAACTTTGGCAGAATGGTTGGGATGTAAAGAAGGCAATCGGCGCCGTTGTGGCCGCTGGTGCTGCATGGTGGGTTTGGGCTCACGATGCTGTGACTTCACTTACGTCAGGACTTTGACATAAAGGCGCTGATCCGTCGCTTCTAATAACGGATCAATAATTCAGCCGATTAGTTCACTGGTAGAACACCTCGTTTACACCGAGGGTGTAGGGAGTTCGAATCTCTCATCGGCTACCATTAACGCTAGTCCAGAAAACTAGCGTATTATAAATACTCCATAAGGAGTATAAAATGGCAAAAGCATATAATCCAGTAAATAGATTTGGTCCTAGGAAATCAAACGACGAGATATTTGTTATCGATAGCACATATGCTAGACATAATCTTAAGCGTAGACTTTTGCAAGAAAACCTGCTACCATATAAATGTTCGTCGTGTGGAATAGGCAATGTGTGGAATAACAAAGAACTAGTTCTTCAGTTAGATCATATAAATGGTAAGAATAACGATAATAGACTTGAAAACTTACGATTCATTTGTCCGAATTGTCACACACAAACGGAAACATTTAGTTGTAAGAAAAAAAGATAAGCGGATATGGCGAAATGGCAGACGCACCAGTCTTAGGAACTGGCGGAGTAATCCATGGGGGTTCAAGTCCCTCTATCCGCACCAACTATGCCTCTATAGTATAAAGGTAGTACACGGCTTTGGTAAAGCCGAGACACAGGATCGATACCTGTTAGAGGCACCAGATAAATAATCAAATGCTGGCTTGGCTGAACGGCTGAAGGCAACGGTTTTGTAATCCGTCGGAGTAATCCCATTGCAGGTTCGAATCCTGTGGCCAGCACCATTTCTTGTGAGCAAACTATGATATATGATGGAATATTTTTTGTTAATCATGCACTGAAAGTCAATCAACTTTCAGTATATAATGAAGAAGAGCGTTTCAATCAGACTATCGAAACAATCGATTCTATTAACAAGTATTGCCCGAACAATCAAGTATTCATTTTCGATTCTTCTCCAGAACGTCCCAATGTAGAATACTTCCAGGAACTTAGCGATAGAGGCGTAATTGTCTTTTACACTGGTGATGAATCAGATGTTAAGAGATTTTCTCAGTTGGGCCAGCGAAGCATCGCAGAATGCATCACGTTTCTGTATTTCCTCAACTGGTTTCAAAAGCAAGACTTCAAATCAAAACGCATCTATAAACTCTCTGGTCGTTACAGACTGAACGACAACTTTATTGTTGATAGAGAAGATTTCAAAGATGCTTTTGTATTTGCAACGGCTCTTGATTCGTGGATGCCTAAGCACAGACAAGATAGTATTGGAGCGCATAAACTATTCCGTCTTCGTTGCTGGCACATGGACTACACTCTGCTTGACACCTTTCAACTAAATCTTTCCAAAATACTTCAAGACTGTGCTACACACGGAATAGATGTTGAGCATTCTTACTATAAAAACTTGCATACATATAAGACGATTGAACTTGACAAAATTGGTGTATGTGGTAATATAGCACCAAGTGGAGATTACATTGATGAGTAAAACGGTATTGATTACAGGCGGTGCAGGCTTTATTGCACATCATGTTGTGGACTTGTTTCTGCAAAAGACAGATTGGAATATCATCACGCTAGACAGGCTTGATTATTCTGGCAATCTTAATCGACTACATGAAGTTATTGATCCATATCCCTACGAAATACAAAAGCGCGTTCGGACAGTCTTTCATGATTTGAAGGCTGAACTGAATCCTCTTGTGCAAAACTTTATTGGCAAGGTAGATATCATTCTACACTTGGCCGCAGCATCACACGTAGATAGGTCAATCACACATCCTCTTGAGTTCATCACAGATAACATCATGGGCACGGCCAATCTGCTGGAATATGCCCGCAAGTTGGATCATCTAGAAATGTTTCTGTATTTCAGCACCGATGAAATCTTTGGTGTTGCGCCTCCTGGTGTCGCTTACAAGGAACGTGATCGCTATAACTCGACCAATCCATATTCAGCATCAAAGGCTGGTGCAGAAGAACTGTGTGTTGCCTATGAAAACACATACAAGATGCCTATGATGATCACTCACACTATGAATGTGTTTGGTGAACGTCAGACACCAGAAAAGTTTATTCCACTTTGCATCAAAAAGGTCTTGCATGACGAGACTGTGACCATTCATGCTGATGCAACAAAGACAAAGGCAGGTTCGCGCTTCTACGTACATGCGCGTGATGTGGCTGATGCTCTGCTGTTCCTTTTGCAGAACAATCCTCAGCTTAAACCTGATTATGGTCTAGCAAAGTGTCGCAAGTTTAATATCGTTGGCAAAGAAGAAGTAGACAATCTATCTCTCGCTAAGATGATTGCATCTGCTCAAGGTAAGGAACTAAAATATGAAATGGTTGACTTCCATACATCCAGACCAGGGCATGATTTACGTTATGCTTTATCCGGTGATCTTATGCGTTCTCTCGGCTGGGAACCTCGCGTGGCTCTTAGTGATAGAATTAAAGAAGTTTCTGATTGGTATGTAAATAACACCAAGTGGTTAGGAATGTAAGATGGAAAACTGTGTAGAAATCAAAGAATGTATTGCTTGTGGTGGCACACATCTAGAACCTTTACTCGACTTAGGTGTTCAACCACTGGCTAACTCGTTTCTAAAGAGTCCGACAGATTCAGAAGACAAGTTTCCTCTTGCGACAAACTATTGCTCATATTGTTATCATGTACAGTTGACACACAAGGTCAATCCTGACTTGCTGTTCAAGAACTATCTGTATGTGTCTGGTACGGCTAAGACTCAGTTAGATTACTTTGATTGGTTCGCTAAGTTTGTTATAGAAAATCATAAAGCCGAACGAGTATTAGACATTGGCTGTAATGATGGTTCACAACTTGATGCATTTAAGAGATATGGCGTATTGACTTTCGGCGTTGATCCCGCAACCAATCTTCATGTAATTAGTTCGCGCAATCATCATGTTCATTGTGGTTACTTCGATAAGAATTATCCAACAACTGATTTTGGTGCTGTAATCTGTCAGAATGCATTTGCTCATAACTATAATCAACTAGAGTTTCTAGAGAATATGGGAAAAGTTGTATCGCGTGATGGTTATATCTACATCACAGTTTCTCAGGCCGATATGATTGTAAATATGGAGTTTGACACAATATATCATGAACATCTTTCTTTCTATAACATTCGCTCAATGAATGAACTGTGTAAGAGGGCAAGGTTGAACTTGATTGATGTTGTAAGACATCCAATTCACGGCACAAGTTATATCTTTATCATCTCAAAAACTAAAGCAAGACCTTCTTACATTCAACTTCTTATGGAAGAAGAAAAACTTAAAGGTCTGTATGATGAACATGTCTACAAAGAGTATGTCGAGAACAGCAAGGAAGTCATTAGTGAGTTTGCTTCTCATATTGAGGCCCTTCGTAAGACAATGAAGGTTATTGGCTATGGCGCACCAGCAAAAGGTAATACTCTGCTAAATGCTTCTAAGATTGAACTCGACTATATCGTTGATGATAATCCTATGAAGCAGGGACTCTACACACCAGGTATGCACATTCCTGTATATGGTTCAGAAGTCTTACAGAAAGAAAATCAAGACGTTGCATTTGTTCCTCTTGCATGGAATTTCTATGATGAAATACACAAGAAGATTAAAACACTCAGACCTGATAACAAGGACATGTTTCTAAGATATTTCCCATTTGTATATTGCGAGGGACTAAATAATGAATACGATTGAAAAACTTTTTGATGAAACCGAAAAGCCATCTACAAAGTGGTCTGGATACTTTGATGTATATGAAAAGCATCTTGGCAAGTTTGTAGGCAAAGCACCAAAGATTTTGGAGATTGGTGTTCTTGGCGGCGGTTCAATAGAATTATGGCTGAAATACTTCGGAGAAGGAACTAAAGTCATAGGCGTAGACATTGATCCAAGATGTCTACAATACAAATATGATGGTGATGCGACTGTTGTTATGGGAGATCAAGGTTCGATTGAGTTCTGGGAAAGTTTAATGTCAGAACATAACGACTTTGATATCGTCATTGATGATGGTAGCCATGTCATGCACCATCAAATCATTACACTTCAACAAACATTTCCGCATTTACGGGAGGGCGGAGTTTATATTTGCGAAGACACACATACGAGTTACTGGCCGAAATGGGGTGGAGAGTTTAGAAAAGATTCGTCTTTTCTTTCTTACTCACAGACTATAACTGACGTTGTGAATCAACAGCATTTTCAAAACAGGATTGATGAAACTGTGCTAAAGACATTTCATAATCTGTACTCCGTTTCGTTCTATAACAGTATGGTTGTCTTAGAAAAGGAGGCACTCAAGCCTTTCGTGATTAAGGATAATTCCAAAATCACGTTCAAAATAGGATAAGGAACCATATATGAAATCATTAGTAACTTTATTGGCTGGATTGATGTTATTCATCAGCCCAGTCGAAGCAAGTATTGCTTCATGGTACGACTGTGCAACACCTGGACAGTGCAGTAAGAGTAAAAGAACCGCCAATGGCGAGAAGTTTAACCCCAATGCGCTGACAGCAGCACACAGAACATTACCATTCGGCACAAAAGTTCGTGTCACATATAAAGGTAAATCTGTTATCGTTAGAATCAATGACCGCGGTCCGTTTATTAAGGGCCGTACGATTGATTTATCAAGAGCCGCAGCCCGCGCAATAGGTTGTCATGGCGTTTGTAAAGTGGAGATTAAGGTGGTAGGATAATAAATAGTCGTATCACTTATGGGAGACTAAAATGGAAGAACTTCATAACGCACTAAAGATTGTTCTGGCCGATACATTTACCATGTATCTAAAGACACACTCTTTTCACTGGAACGTAATTGGACCTAATTTTCCTCAGTATCACGACTTCTTCGGTGATCTATACGGAGAATTACATGGTGCAGTGGATCCTATTGCGGAACAGATTCGCGCTGTGAACTCTTTCGCTCCCAGTTCACTAGACAGAATCAAGGAACTTACAAGAATTGAGGAATCTGATACCATTCCGACAGCAGAAAGAATGTTTCAACTTCTAATCAATGATAACAATATCATCCTTGATGCACTCAAACAAGCATACGATCTTGCAGATAAAGAAGGCGAACTTGGTCTTGCCAACTTCCTACAAGACCGTATGGATATTCACAAGAAGCACGGTTGGATGCTTCGTGCTACAGCAGGTATGAAGTCCTAAACTCTAGGCAATATGCCTTCTGAGATAGGCATCCATCCTTTACTCTCACTATGAGGCCATACAATCCATTTGTATGGCTTCTTTTTTGTTTCAAACTCTCTCCAGATATTATGAAACTCGCTAGTATTCTCTATATCGTTAATAAGTCTTTCAATTTCATGTTTATCTGCATCTTGTCTATAGAGTTCGTTATCGTCTTCATCCTTAAAAGCGATAACCCAGAAATCATAGTCTGTTTCAGGAACAGAACCTTTCCATAAATCTATACAATGTCTAAAGACATTCTTGAAGGACTTTTCATATGCATTTGCATTTCTGTATAGAGGATTGGGAGGATCAAACTTTTCTAAGGTATACTTTTGAACCGCACGGTCAGAAAATCTGATTCCAGAATACTCAACATAGTCGTTCAGAGTTCTGGCATTTCCAAAACCATATTTGCCAAAATCATAATCTGCAAAGTCATCGTCAACACCAAGTAGTTGCTTAACTCTCTTTAGAGACTTATTGTTAAGGTCTATCCACTTCTTATTCTCGTCCCAATGTCTGATACGACCCTTGCGAGTGTACTCATGCCAGCAAACAATTTGATTTGGAATAAACAAGTCATAACCAGCTGTATATGCACGAACAGCCATGGAAATTTCTTCACCATGGAAATACAGATTAGGATCATAGGGAACATCTCTGATAAACTGTCCAAAAGTAAAGACAAAGTGAGCAGAGAAAAATCTAGTCGGAATAGGCAAAGAGTATTGTTCAACGTTTTCTAGATTAGCAGGAAGCATGAATATGACACCCTCAGGTGTAAATCTGTCGAAGTCTAGCTTCCATACTTCTTTCACTCTAGCAGCAGGATCATTTTCAGGATCATACGATGGAACATATGCAGTAAGAAGCGGTTTTTCATGACCTGCTTCAATCAAGTCATTAATCATTTTCTTACACTTGGTATCCCAACCACGAACAAATCTATGATGACTATCTAACTGTAGAGTATACTTTTCGCCATCATATGCTTCATTCAAAAGATGTCTGGCCCAGCATGTGCCAAGACCTTCTTTGTAGTCTATATCAATAACTTTAAATCTAGGGTCAGTTGCATACTCTTCTAGTGTATCCCATTCGTCTTCCTTGGATCTTTGCCATGCTATAGCAAAAACTAAGTTTTCAGGATTGTCGGCTCTTTTGATACAATCTCGGATTGTTGGAAGAAGTTCAGGATCACGATATGCAGCAATTTGAACAAAGATTTTATCAGACATTATATACTCCATGATAATATATAAGTATATAGTCATTTTGTGGAGGTGTCAATGTTTAATTTATTCAAAGAAAGATTTAAAATATCAGAACAGAGACTTGAAATCTGTAGGAAATGTGATAAGTTTAATCCTATAAACTCACAGTGCGCCGAATGTGGTTGCTTTATGGACTACAAAACTTTACTACCCTACGTCTCTTGCCCATTGGATAAGTGGAAGGCCATTGAATCTGAGGAAGAGATAAATAAGTAAAAGCGGAGAAATAATATGGCTGGAGTTGCGGCAGAGAGACAAGAGACTGGCGTTGTTAATGCAATAAACAAGGCCGTAAAACAAAATAAAAACAAGCCAATTGTGGTTCAAGCCGGCGCAGTTAAAATATCAAACGTTTCTGGAGCCAAGAAATATACAGGAAGACAATCTAGTGGTTCTGAACCATATACAGATGTCATAATTTCAACAAAAAATAAGAAAGATGTAAATCTATCTCTGAAAGGTGAAGCGGCACCTTCACTAGCCGGTGGCGGAATGAGGGGTTTAGAGGCTATTATTCCTGGCATCGCTGGAAAATTCATGAAAGCCGCACACAAAAAGTTGATAGATATGGGTGTACAAGAGGGCGATAAAGTTCCAGATGTTTATGGTAAGATATCAAGATTAAACAAAGAAAAGATTGTTGTCGGCACAAAAGCTATGGGTGGACCAATCGACTACATGTATATTGGACCAATGGATGTAAAATCAAATTATGATTCTAAAAAGAATATTCTAACTCTAAATGGTAATTTAACCGAATCTAAAGAGTATGCAAAAACTCATGATTTGTATTTCAGACTTAGGGCTAGAAGAGAGGATCAGACGTTTGATCCAGATGCAGAACAGGGCGGTATTCCAAAAATATATGGACGCTCTCCGTCTAGAGGCGATAGTGCAGGTAGAATAGTCATAACAGACAGTGTTCCCAGAAACGCAGTAATAGTGGAAGTATAATGATACTATATCAAGATTATCTATTAGAATCAAAAGAAGGCAAAAACCTTCACTTAGAACACCTAGAAGACGAGGTACTCAATGGAGGAGTTTCTGGCACAAGAGGTGCTATATCCTTTTTACAGTCTCTTCGTGATATGCTTTCTGGTCATGCTTCTGGTAAAACTCTAAATCTCACAACTAAGTGGGATGGTGCACCAGCCATATTTGCTGGTATTAATCCAGAGAATGGAAAATTCTTTGTGGGCACCAAAGGCGTGTTTGCAAAGAATGCAAAGTTGAACTATACGAACAATGACGTTGACAACAATCATCCTGGCGAAGGTCTAAACAGGAAACTAAAGATTGCTCTACAATATCTTCCTGAACTTGATATCGATGGCGTATTGCAAGGCGATATGATGTTTACCAAAGAAGATTTGAAGTCTGAAAAGATTGATGGAAAAGAATATATTACTTTTCAGCCAAATACAATCGTATATACTGTGCCAGCAGATTCTTCACTTGCAAAACAAATCAAATCTGCTAAAATGGGCATAGTGTGGCATACGACTTATTCCGGTAATAGAATGGAAGATATGAAAGCATCGTTTGGTGCTGACGTTGGAAATCTTAGACAGACAAAGAATGTCTGGTTCCGTGACGCTTCTTTTGTTGATGCATCCGGTACAGCAACGTTTACTGTATCAGAAACGGCTGAACTGAATAGCATTCTATCCCAAGCAGGCACACTGTTCAGAACAATCTCAGCACGAACACTAAATGAGATTGCAACAAACGACACTTATAAAATCCAAATCAAAGCATGGAATAATTCCAAAGTTCGTGAAGGCCAAGAGATTACTAATACTACTGCTCACGTTCAAGGTCTCATTCTAGAAGTCGAGAGAAAGTTGAACAAGAACATTACCGATGCGAAGAAGGCCGACACAAAGGTTAAGAGACAGCAAGAAAAGAATATCGTGATGCGTTTTTATACCAGCAATAAGAATGAATTGAAGAAGATATTTGATTTACAAAACTTGCTAACAAAAGCAAAGAATATGATTGTCAAGAAACTCCAGACAGTTAGAGATTCTTTAGGTACTTATCTTCGAATTGATTCAACTGGATTGAAAGTTACAGCGCCAGAAGGTTTTGTTGCTATTGACCGTGTGGGCAAAGCAGTCAAATTAGTTGACAGATTGGAATTCTCACAAGCCAACTTTAACGCTACTAAGAACTGGTCATCATGAACAAAGAAATCCGTACATTAAATGTGTGGGATATCGATGACACTCTTGGTCGAACATCGGCCAGAGTTGGTGTTGTCAAGGACGGAAAGATAGTAAAGATACTAGAACCTGGCGAGTTCAATTCTTACAAACTGGCGCCAGACGAAAAGTTTGACTTTGCTCAGTTTAGGTCAGGTAAAATCTTTCGTGATACATTCAAACCTATCCGTTCGGTTCTGAATAATGCAAAAAACATCGTCGCAAGACAGACAGAAAACTCACATTCGATTATTCTTACTGCCCGAGCAGACTTTGATGACCATAAGGAGTTTCTACAGACGTTTCGTGACCATGGATTTCCGATTGATAAAGTCTATGTAGAACGTGCAGGTAATGTCTCAAAGTCTGGACCCGCCCACATCAACAAAGGTGTCATTCTCAAGAGATATCTAAAGACTGGTAAGTTTGACCGTGTTCGCATGTGGGATGACCACGAAAAGAACTTAGATATGCTATTCAAAGTTGCATCTCTTTATCCGAACGTGGAAGCAGTGGGTTATCTGGTAAAAGATGGTAGAGTGTCCAAATATACTCCAAATGCTAAAGTCAAGACCATCGCTGAAGAAATCACTTCAGTTGTGCGTGAAACCCTCAAAAGAAAGAAATATGAGATATGACATGGGAAAGAGAAATAGCCAATGCTATATGGCTAAAGTTGAAGGGTAAATCTGTTCCTGAATCATATTCTGAGAAGGAATGTCAGGACATACTGAAAAAGTATTGGCACAAGGCCATGGAGTCAGAACAATAAAACACTAAATACCTCTATAAGTTAATGTTCCTATAGAGGGAATAATGAAAGTTTTAGCAGTATATCCAGGGCGTTTTCAGCCCTTTCATAAAGGCCATGCACAGGTCTATAAATGGCTCAAGTCAAAGTTCGGCGATGCAGTCATTGCCACATCTGATAAAGTAGAATTACCTAAGAGTCCATTCAATTTCAAAGAAAAAGTCAAGATGATGACACTGGCTGGTGTCCCATCTAACAGTATCAAGCAAGTTACCAATCCCTACATCGCCAGAGAAATACTAAAAGACTACGATCCGAAGACGACGGTTTTAGTCTTTGCTGTGTCGCAAAAAGACATGGAAGAAGATCCACGTTTTTCATTCAAGCCAACCAAATCTGGTAATCCAAGTTATCTTCAACCATATGCTGGCAATGAAAAGAAGTTGCAACCTTTCGGCGATACAACTATGCCAAAGGGTTATGTTATCGTCACTCCTACATTTACATTCGATGTTCTAGGCAAGCCAGCCACATCTGCTTCTGAACTTCGTAAGCAGTTTGTATCATTAGACAACGCAAAGCAGAAAGAGTTTGTCAAGGATTTGTTTGGCAAATATGATGTATCTGTGCATAAACTGTTGTCCGCTAAACTTCCAAAACCAAAAACATTAAAGCAATTAAAAGAAGAAATTACACGCAAAGAACTAGCGCCAATGCTGGATTCATTTGTGTCGTTCGCATCTGATAAACTTGGTCTAAAGTCTATGCCGACTGTCAGATACAAGACAGATGATGATTCATACAATTCATTCGCAGCATATAATCCAGCATCAAACGAACTATCAATTTCTACGTTGAACAGACATCCGATGGATATATTCCGTTCTGTTGCTCATGAACTTGTGCATCACAAGCAGAACGAAGATGGTCGGTTAGGTAAAGATATAGAGAAAGAAGGCGCAACTGGTTCTGACATTGAGAATGAAGCCAATTCAGAAGCCGGTAAGATTATGCGTTGGTTTGCTAAAGCCAATCCAGATATGTTCGGCAAATCTTATGTTGTCGAAACAAACACAGCAGCAATTGGTGGTGGTATTCGCGGTCTAGGTAATGTGACAGGCGAAGTATCACCGACTGGTGTGTCGCAATACGTTATAACAAATCAGACATCTGGTCTTTGGTATGACGATGGTATTGACAGATATTGGCTTGATAAAAAAGGATCAAGTGAATACCAAAAGAAAGCAACAAAAAGTTTTAAGTCGCTTAGAGAAAATCTAAACGAAGGCATAAATGATCCAGGCAAACTCAAGGCTATCTTCTTGGCTGGTGGTCCAGGTTCTGGTAAAGACTATGTAATGAATTCCACTCTTGCGGGCGAGGGATTGAAAGAAATCAACTCTGACGTTGCATTTGAGTATCTGATGCAGAAGAACGGTCTAGACCTTGAGATGCCAGATGAAGAAAGAGTTGAGCGCGACATCGTGCGCGGCCGCGCGAAGAACATCACGAAAGAACAAGAGCGTCTAGTCCTTGCAGGTCGTCTAGGTCTCATCATCAACGGCACAGCAGATGACTTAGAAAAAATCAAGACAATCAAACAAAACTTGGAAGCAGACGGTTACGAAACCATGATGGTATTCGTAAACACTTCCAATGAAGTATCGCGTGAGCGTAACGTTGAACGCGGTAAGATGGGTAAGCGTAAAGTTCCAGATGGCACAGATAAGCAAGGCGTGCCAGATAATTCTCCAAACATTCGTCAGCAGAAATGGGACTTAGCACAGAAGAATATTGGCGAACTACAAAAGATTTTTGGTAACGATAAGTTTGCTGTCATTGATAACACAGCAGATGTTCGCAAAGTTGGACCAGAAGAAAAAGAAAAGATTCAGGCCAACTTCAATCGTATTCGTCGTATGGCTCAACAGTTTGTTCGCTCTGAAAATCAAAATCCAGCAGCAGCAAAATGGATTGAACGCGAAGCAAGAAATCGTGGTATCACAGGATATCAAGAGCCAAAGAGATACAAGACACTTACTCAGATTAGACAGAATGTCGAAATGCCAAGTGTCATTCACAAGCCGGATAATGATTTGATGAATCAAGCCAGAAGACTTGGTTTGTCTTATTATGGTTTTGGTAGATTTGGTCGTAAGATTAATGGTGTAAACAAAGTATTATATCACAGTCAAGGCGGCAAGTTAGTTAAGGTTCAGTTGAGTGAAGATTTAAGAAATTGGTTTAGTAAAACACATCCAGAGGGTAACTGGAAAAGAGTTGATACAAAAGGTAACATTAAAGGCGATTGTGCTAGAGAGCCGGGCGAAGGCAAACCAAAATGTATGCCAGCATCTAGAGCATATTCGATGAGTAAAAAAGAACGCGCTGCATCAGCAAGAAGAAAGAGAAGAGAGGATCCCGTGGCAGATAGATCAGGTAAAGGCAATAAACCTATTATGGTCAAAACAGAGTCAGTTCAAAAAGCAATTGACAAGATTAATCGTGATAGAATGTCAGAACAAGTTTTAATGGAAAAAAATAAACCAACTAATCCACAACTATGGTCAAAAGCTAAGTCTCTGGCAAGACAAAAGTTCGATGTATATCCATCAGCATATGCTAATGGTTGGGCAGCAAAGTGGTATAAGTCAAAAGGTGGTGGTTGGACATCTGTCAACGAAGAAAAGGGTACATGCTGGGATGGTTATGAGCAAAAGGGCATGAAGAAGAAAGGCAATCGTATGGTACCTAACTGTGTACCAACAAACGAAGCATTTGAGCAGTTTGTTGCAGAAGCAAGAAAAATGTCTGCTTGGGAAAAAATTCGCACAGCAATGGAAAAGCAAGGAATTGATCTTGATGCTAAAGCATTAGAAGCCGAAAAATCTAGAGAAGAATTGAAACGTAGCGCAGACAAGTTGAAGCAAGAGGCTATGGAAGCATCTGTACAGGGCGGCTACGCTTTCGGCGCTGACGGCATCGGCCCAACGATTGGTGTTCCTCGTGCTGGCACTCCATACGGATTCGGTTACGGTTCAGCATATTCAATGGGTCTATCCGAGAGCATTCAGAATTGGATGTCAAAGGAATCAACTCAGCAAAAGTATATGGAAAAATATGGCGAGTTGTGGGAAGAAAAGTTGGTAGAGACAGCATTAAAACTAGAGAATGCTGGCTGCGGTTGTGAACACAGCGAAGAAAAGAAATCGGTAAAGAAACTTCGTGAAGGAATGGAAGGCGGAGTCAATAACATGAGTCCTATTCCAACACAACGTAAAGGTAATCAAGAAGTTGATGAAGAAAAGTCTCCTGCATGGACTCGCAAAGAGGGACAAAATCCAAAAGGCGGACTAAATCGTAGGGGTATTGAATCTTACCGCCGTGCTAATCCAGGATCAAAACTCTCTATGGCCGTGACAACAAAGCCATCTAAGTTAAAGAAGGGAAGCAAAGCAGCTAACCGCCGTAAGTCATTCTGTGCTCGTATGGGAGGAATGAAGAAGCGTCTAACTTCTGCAAAGACAGCCCGAGACCCAAATTCACGTATCAATAAAGCCCTTCGTAAATGGAATTGCGAAGAATAAGATTTAGATAAATATAGATAAACTCCATAGAGGACAACTAAAATGCTTAACAAAAACGATCCATTAATTGGCGCAGTCCAAGAAGTGATGAAAAAGAATCAGGCTGAGCGTGATGCTGTCAGACTGGTAAATGAAAAGTTTGGTGTAACAGACCGTAAGGCTCTTCCACATGAACGTCAGGGCGAATGGGATGCTGCATATAAGACAGTATTGACAGAAGGTGTAGAAACACTTAATGAATTGTCTCCAGAAACTTTAGAAAACTATAAAGATAAGCGTAAAACGCAAGTTCACGCAACACTTAGAAATATGAAGGACTGGCAACTAAAAAAAACACCTCAAGGCGCATCAGACTTCATTATAAATTCGGCAAAAAAAGCAGCTAAACATGCAAAGATGATAAAGTTGGCAGGCGATAAGATTGACGGTAAGAAAGGTGTTGTTCCTGCTAATAGACCTAAAAAAAGATTAGAAGAAGAAGAACTTGATGAAAAAAAGATAAAGATGTATGGTATACCAAATAAGGTAAAGCCTAAAAGAGGACCTTTAGGACCTAGAGATATAAATGCAATACGTGTTACTAATGATCTTTTCAGAAGAATGGAAGCCCTTAAAAAGGGCAACGTTAAAGCTGCTGGAAATGTAACAAAAGCGCAAATTAAAAAAATGCAGAGTGAAGAAGCACTTGATGAAAAGCTAGTAGGCAATCAACATAGAATTGATGCCAATAAAAATGGTAGAGTTGACGGTCACGATTTCAAGCTTCTTAAAAAGGGCGTTCGTCCTGTATCAGAAGGTGAAGCACCTAAAACTGATCCATATGCAGAAGGTCAAGCATCTTCTATTTCCACAGTTTCTCAGCCAAAGAAAGAAGTAACTCCTGCTGATCAGTCTGCTTTGAAGAAGAAGATTATGAGCATCAAGGAAGCTAAATCTAATGCTTATGCAGTTGGTATGGCTGCGGTAAAGAAGTCTACTGGTGATGAGCCACCAATGAAAAAGAAAAATATCATGAAGGCACATAAGATTGCAAAAAAGATTATTGCTAAGAAAAAGATGGACGAGGGTTTTAATAACCGCCACAATTCGAGCGTAAAAGCTTCTGTTGAAGAACAGGTTGTGGCGGAGATTGCAGCTTATCCAGGAACTCCAGCAGGTTTTGCGGCATCTTCATCAAGTATGCAGGCAGCCGAAAGACAGAGAAGAATGGGTGAGCGCCGTTCAGAACTTATTGCTCAAAGACAGCAAGGTGGTGATGTTGCACCAAAACCTCAACCAAATATGACACTACAAAGACAGCAGTCAGGTGATGTTGCACCAAGACCACAATCTAGTGTAGCTCTACAAAGACAACAATCAGGTGATGTTGCTCCAAGACCACAAGGACAAGCAAGTCCAATGATGGGTCAAGGCACAAGCAAGTCAAGTGTTAAACCAAATGCACCTGGTGTTGATAGAGGTAGAGCATTACAAGCTCAAAAATCTGCTAGTGCATTAGGTGGATTTGGTGCAGACAAAACACTGAAGGCTGCGCCAACAACATCTACCGCAACTAAATCAGCAACATCAAAAAAACCGATCTCAGCAGCACCAACCTTAAAACCAATGAGAACAGCAGGAGCATCGACAAAAGATGCAACTTTGATGGCCAGAGCACAAGCAGATGGTGGTCAAAAACTATCTCAAACATTTAAAAGTGGTGGAGATAAATTAAATTATTTAAGAGCAAGAGCGCAGGCAAACAAATAATGAACACTAAACAATTAGCGGAAATGATTAAAAAGTTCCGCAAAATAAAAATGGAACAAAAGTTGATCGGTTCTGGTGGTTCATATATGGGTGCTGGAGCCGACATACAAGATCCTGCAAGTCCAAACAGACGACCAGGATCAGCAACTAAAGAAATTCATCACGGTGTAGTGAAAGAAGACGAACTGAATGAGTTTCAATCAGGATCAATGGTAGGTTCTAATGTTCATAAAGCAACTTTAGGCAAAACAGAAACAAGAGCATCTGCGATGAAGTATCGTAGCAAACCATTAAGCTCTAGACAAAACTCAAGATACAGACTTGGAGAAGATAAGAAATCTTCCAATACCAAGTCAACAATAATAAATACTACACCAGAACAAGATTCGGCTATGATAGGCACTCAATAAGGAGAAAGTAAATGTCACTTTGGACAAATCTAGACGGCATCACAGGCAACGGTAAGCCTTTATATGCCAACACAACATATAGAGTTTCAAACTCTACAATCAACGGCAGTAAGGCCAACACAGCAAAGTATTACGGTGCTGTATACGGTGTGTCTGCAACAGAAGCAGCCAATACACTTGTAGACGGTAAGAAAGTTGCTCACGCTGGTTGGGTATCACAGAAGATTGGCACAGGTCCAATCAAATCAATCTCAATCACAAGCGGTGGTCAGGGATACAATTCTGCTGGCTTCTTGACAATCAGTGGTGGCGGTGATGGAACAGTTAATGTTTCATACACAATTGCCAACTCACTAAACACAATGCAATCATATTCATCTAATGCTCGACAGAACGTAATTGCAACAGTAACCATCGTAAGTGGTGGTGCTGGATTCAACGTTGCTCCTACAGTTATTGCTGGCGGTGCTAATATTACACCAGCAACGTTCTCAGTAACACTTGGTGGTCGCGCAGGCCGCGTTCAGTACGAAACCCTAGTTGCTATGGGTTCTATTACTGGTGACGATCCAGGCGACGATAAGTATTTCCCAGGCACCTAATAGAAAGAAATGGCGGTAACCAATGAAGAGATTTAATGAATATCTAGCAGAAGATTTTGACCCTGCGATATACAATCATGATGGTGGTATTTCCATTGATGATCCAACAGTAGTTGATGCTATCAATTCAAACTTGGAAGTAACAACTGCTAATGTGTTTCGCACTCCATACAACGCATTGGAGGATGTTAGAAAGGTTCTTGAATACTACAAAATCTTTCTCCCTAAGGCAATCTTTCTAGATCAAAATCACGGTAATGATGTTTTTGAAATCTCTCAGTTTGGTGAAAAGATGGGAATAAACGATCAGGGAGAAGTCGTAACCGCCAGCGACTCTCCACTGTTCGTATATTTTGAATGGTCACTAAATGACGAAGGTATGTTTGATGTCTTCGCTAGTGTAGTAAATGAAGACGAACTGAACGAAATCATGGCCGACTTTGATTCAGAAGTGGAAGATGATGAGACAGACCTTACGGAAGAGCGTTCTATGGGTGGTGTATCCAAGATGCTTTACAAGTTAGTCAATAAGATGAAGTCTGAAAAGCAATCAAATGATGTTGATGATTATATTGAGCATGAAAAGCAGGGTAAGACATTCACACAGATGAATGAAGAACCTATGCCTAATCTCAAGAAGAAGATGGGTGCAAAGAAGGTAACACTTTCTAATATGATGAAGAAGGAAGAAAATGAACCATTTGTTCCTCCTTTTGTTCAGAAAGGAAAAGAAAAAGTTAATCCTGACCGCCGCGCTTCAACAATTTCAGCTAAGGCTAAGAAACAAACTAAGAAAATGATTCGTAAAAAGAAATAATGATTGATGATTTAAATGATGAGAACTTCATGATATATGCCATGAAGTGCTATGATTCTCCTAACTGTATAATGAGTGAATTTGAGGAAGACTTAAAGCGTATTAAGTATATAAAGAGACTTATCAAGAGGTATAAAACAACTGGAGAACTAAAAGAGAGGCTGATACTAAATCACATTATCATCCTCTCTAATGTTTTTGGAACTAGAAATGCTGTTAGAATGTTGTTCTTTAAACTAGATGAACAAGACTATCAGATACTAAAAACGTTTCTAATGTTTCTTGATTATATGCCAGACTATATTACAGGCATCAGAGGTAAAGACATTTGGTCAAGAAACATCTCAGTTGACTTGTTTGTTGGAAAGAGACTAAGAGATATATAGGTATTCATATCATAGCGGACATAGCCAATATAATGCTTTGTCAAGAGGTTGTCAAGAGAATAATGAAGTTAGTTAGAAAAAAGATTAAAGAGAACTTAGGCGGAGCAGGAACATCTGGTGATGGTGGAATGTCTGCTCCTTTTTCTGCTATGGGTCAAGAGATTGATGCAAAGAGAAACAAGAAACCTATTCCGCTTGGCAAGACTATGGGTTCTTATGTAGACGAAGATGCTCCTGTGAATGCTGCTGGTGGTGGCAATATTGCTGGAATCGGTGTCGGTCCACAAGGCGAACCAGGTCGTCCAGCACAACTCATGCCAATGGCACGCCGCGGCAAGAAGTTCATGGGAATCGAAACTTATATAGTTCCTTCCAGAGTTTTCAATCAAATCAGAGAAGCAAAGCGTAAGGGAAAACACTGGCGCAAATACTTGGATGAAGATGACACTTATCATCACATCCGTATGGAAGCAAAGAAGAATAAAAAGGGTGCTATTATTATAGAAGACGAAAACACAGGCGCACTGTGTTTCGCAAGATATGGGAAAAACGTATGACAACTTGGCCATTACAACGCGAATGTGATTCTTTCTATGGAAATCCACGCGGTAAGAATATAACAACACCATCTGTGAAGTGGGAATCGGAATATCTTGTATATTTCACTCCACCATTTCGCATCACATATGCTGGCAAGCCAGTATCTCGCTTCAAGGTAAACAAGAACTGTCTTGTTGGCTTTCAAGAAGCATTCAACAATTTACACAAAGCTGCTGGCGGTAAACAGACTACACTAGATCACTGGGGAGTTTCTATCTTTGGCGGTGTGTATAACTATCGTTTGATGAGAGGTGGCACAAGTCTATCAATGCACTCATGGGGATGTGCTATCGACTTGGATCCAGCAAACAACGGACTCGGTGACCAGACACCTCGTTTCGCTCAGTTTCCAGAAGTGTTAGATGCATGGAAGAAAACTGGTGCTGTGTGGGGCGGTGATTGGAACGGAAACAATAATACACTAGACGAGCGCCGTTGCGACGGTATGCACTGGCAGTTTGCGAGACTTGGATGAAAGAAGAATCGTGGATCAAACAATACTGGCGACCAGCAATTGCTTGGCAGTATTTTGCTGTCTGTATGTTTGATTTCATTATTTTTCCATTCTTTGATTTCGGACTGAGTTATTATTTGAAACTTGATAACAACTGGGATCCTATCACTCTAAAAGATGGCGGCTTCTATCATCTAGCAATGGCCGCAATTATCGGTGTGAGTGCATGGACGCGCGGTCAAGAGAAGATTGAAAAGATGATTATTGAAAACAATGCGACTACAGAAGAGGAAAAAGCGAAATGACAATTACACCATTCTTTGATGGCATAACATTAGAGTTGACATCGCAGAGCAACATCAACGCTCATTGGGAATTTATGAACCCTGACCAAACATCTTCTGGCACAGATATATCAAAGCAATACATTCACAGTGATGCTATGAGAGTTCATAGAGTCAATGCCAGCGATTCTGACAGCACATTCGTTGCAGACATTCGCTCGTTGAATCCTTTGCAGTATTCTGGCGACGGCGACCACACATGGGCAGGTTCACCATCATTTACAATCATAAACTATCTTCCAATAACTTTGAAATTGAATATCACAGGTATCGATAATTACGATTGGAACGGCAATAGACCAGACCATAATTATCCAGAAGGTATAGAGAACTATACTTTACCGTCAGCATATTCAAATAATTTAGATGTTAACTTGGCATTTCCAACTGTTTTACTTTATCCAAATCCACACTCAAGTTCAATTCCTTTTGACCTTACTGTTTCTGGCAGTTCATCTATCTTTACTGATAGAATCTATTATGGACACTTCGATGTGAACTATGAAAATGATAGTTATACAACTACGTTATGGTCACCAAGTGAAGATGTTAGTGGTAGAACATTTACAGGACATTGGGATACACCAAAGCAGTTAGGCGACTTTACATATTATGATAATAATGGAAATCAACAAACTGGACATCGTGTAATTACTCGTAGGCAATACATGTTTTACACAGGCGATACTGACACACCAATTGCATTTGTTACTACAACGATATTACAGATTAGACCAGATTCTACACCAGGTCCAATTTAAAGGAGTAAAATATGTTTTTAGCATTGTTATCACCTCTCTTTGGTATTATTGGAAGTCTATTGCCTTCCATTGTGAGAATATTTGAGCGTAAGCAGGAGATAAAGTATGAACTTGAACTCACTAAGGTTAAGTTGGATGCAGCCGAGCGCCAGGCCAATCTCGATTTTAATATTGAGATGGTTAGGGCTGACAGTCAGCTTCGACAATCTGCTCTTGATCATGATAAGTCTATTGATGGTGGAAAGTTTATTAACGCACTCCGCGCTTCTGTACGCCCTGTTATAACATATACATTCTTTCTTGTGTTCATTGCAGTGAAAGTTGCAGCAGCATATGTCATGTTGACCACAGGACAATCTGTGCCAGAAATGTTGAAGGCTGTTTGGGATGCAGAAACTATGGCTCTGTTTTCAACAATCATCGCATTCTGGTTTGGTAGTCGTGTGATGGAAAAGCAAGGTCAAGTGCCACAGGTTATGGTTACCGCGACAACAGTTTCACCAACAAACAAGAAGAAATAAATATACGAACAAGGTCAATCGTCGTGGATACAGAACAAGAAAACCGAATTGAGATAGAACTACTCAAGAAAGACGTTACAACAATGGCAGCATTGTTGAATAAATTTGACACGACGATTGACAAGATGCAGGAGATTGCATCAAGTCTTTCACGTATGGTATCTTTGCAAGAGCAGAGGATTGAAACACAAGAACGAATCACTCATGAAGTGCAGGGTATACTGGAAATGCGTAGACAGGAACAGCAGAATAACATAAAAGACGTTTACAATAGAATCAATACAGTCAACAAAGAATTGACGGACAAGATTGAAGATACCGAAAATAAAATCCTTGAAGAACTAAAAAAGATTAGAGAAGACTTGACTAAGAAGGACGAAGGATTTGGAACTCGTCTTGGTCAAATTGAAACATGGAAATACGGAATCGCCGCTATCATCACATTCCTTCTTTTCTTGATAGCCAACAACGCAATCAACATTACCAAACTATTCGATTAAGGACAACTACAATGAATATCAGAGAGAACTTTTATAGCAAACTACAGCAAGTTCGTGAAGACTTTAGTCATAAGGATGCTAAAATGGCTAGAAATGCTAAAAAAGTTGCTGACGGAATTATCAGTCGTTTCGGCCAGAAGAAATGGAATAAGAAGGCTAAGATACTTCAAAATAAAGCCGTAACTGGAATGGAAGAACCATCTAAGAAGACTAAGAAGTAATCGTTGACTTTCTAAACCTACCTGTTATAATGCCATCTAAGTATCATTAGGTGGCATTATGTCTTTATTCATCGACAAGAAGTTCGTTTCCTTAGTTTCTCCAAAACTGGAACGTTTTAAGCAAAAATCAGAATACTTGTGGAATTGTCGCTGCAAAATCTGTGGCGATTCCAGCAAGAACAAAATCAAGGCTCGCGGCTATTTCTATCGCCGCAAGTCGGACATATTCTACACTTGCCATAATTGCGGAACAAGTCTGTCTCTTGGCAACTTCATCAAGATTATCGATCCATCTTTGTATCGTGAGTATCAATTGGAAAGATACAAGAACGAGTCATCTGGTAATGTTGCGAAGCCTGATTTTTCTATGGCCCGTGAGAAGCCAACATTCTCAACTAAGATAAATCTGCCGACAATATCTTCCTTGTCTGACAACCATCCTGCTAGAGTATATCTGACAAACAGAAAGATTCCTGCCGATAAACTGAACGATATATACTATGCTGAAAACTTTGCAGACTTTGTGCAAGATATTCATCCTGATTATGATAAGACTGTTTACAAAGAACAGCGGATCATCTTTCCTTTTTATGATGTTGACGATGAATTGCTTGGATTTCAAGGTCGTGCAATCGGTGATAGTAAGGTTAAGTATATTACAATCAAGTTAGATGAAGAAAACGCAAAGATATTTGGAGCAAATAAAGTTGATCCAAATAAGCGCATCTATGTGGTAGAAGGTCCGATTGATAGTATGTTCTTGCAAAATTCAGTTGCAACTATGGACGCTTCGTTGTATAATGTATCTCTTTTGCTTGGCAATCATGATTATGTTTTCATACATGATAATGAGCCGAGAAATGCTGCTATTGTAAAGCAGATGGCCAAGACAATCAGTCAAAATAAAAATATTTTTATTTGGCCTTCACACATCAAAGAAAAAGACATAAACGACTGGATTATGTCAGGTGCGACACCTAGTGAAATCCAGAGTATTATAGATAGAAATACGTTCTGTGATCTTAGGGCAAAGTTGGAGTTTGAAAGATGGAAGAAAATTTAGTGAGAAAGTTTAGAAAGAGGCCAGTAACGATTGAGGCGATGCAATTGACAGATGCAAAGTTCGTGTTAGATATAGAAGAATGGATTAACAGTCCAACTATTGGATTCTTAACTAGTCCGCCAACAATGTGGATCGATACGCTAGAAGGTCGCATGACAGCAAATGCAGGCGACTGGATCATCAAGGGTGTGAACGGTGAGTTCTATCCTTGCAAGAATGAAATCTTTATCAAGACATATCAGGAAGTATAATATGAATTTCAGTGATGTACTAGGCGTCTATTGGTGGCGTGAAGAAGATGGATCTATTCACTATCGTGCTAGGGGTATCGGACCAAAGTATACTAGATTGTATGAATGGTTGCCTAAGACTTCTTATCGTTGCACCAGCACAGATTGGCCATGGGACTTCTTTGTGTTTGATGATCCTGAAGATCATCAGCGATTGATCAATGAGTTTGGATTTGACGTTATAAAGGACAGAGATAATGAATAATGTGAAGTTGGTCGGCGTGACGCAGCCGACGATGGTAAATTCATCTATGGATAATGCAGAAGATTTGATTGCATACTGTGCTAGGGTATCTAATCCTGCTAATCAGGATAATCCAGATAGTGAGAAGTTGCTCAAGTATCTTGTGAAGAACAAGCACTGGTCGCCGTTTGAGATGGTACATCTTGTTATGGAAATCAATACCACGCGCGACATTGCACGACAGATCCTTCGTCATCGCTCGTTCTCGTTTCAAGAGTTCTCACAGCGTTATGCTGAGGTTCAAAACTTTGCACCAAATCGTGAGACACGTAGACAAGAT